ACACCAAGGTGCGCACCACCAGCGGCGAGGTGGTCGGCGTCAAGACCGACAGCGAAATCCCGCTGCCGGAACTGGATGCCTTCTTCGTCCTGCCCAGCCTGCCGGAAAAGTCGGAGAGTGACCTGACCATCCCGCCGGAACTGAAGCGGACAGAGAAGCCGCTGCCGAAGGCTGGCGACCCCGGGCCGAAGATGCTGTCGGACCTGCTCAACAAGCCGTTCATCGACGCCCGCAAAAAGAAGCGGCTCGATGCACTCGACGAAAAGCGGCGGGGCCGCTCGCGGTTCAGCGCGAGCGACATGCCCCTGAGTGGCCGGGATGCCATCAAGGCCATCAAGGACGCCCGTCGCAAGAAGTAGACTAGCGCCGCCTGCCCCCGCCCTTCGCCGGGCGGGGGTTTTTCTGTTCTCCCTGTTTGGTTACTTCTCTGCCACCTTCCGCTCGTCCGCACCACCGAGAACGGCGGCGATGGCCGTGCAGATGCGGTCGAACTGGCGGCTGTAGACGTCAGCGTCCGCCGCGCTGTCGACGAAACAGACCTCGATCAGGATCGCGGGGCCTGTCGTCTGGTTGAGGAAGTACAGGTCGGTGCGCTTCTTGGCCCCCCGGTTGATGAAGCCGCAGGCGGCGATGGCCCCCGCCATACGCGCGGCGAGCGACGATTGCGTGACGTAGAGCACCTCGCAGCCCATGGGGCTGGTCGTCTCCACGTAGGCATTGAAATGCACCGATACGTCGAGATCGCGCTGCTCCGAGTTGTGCGCGTCGACGATGGTGGCGAGGTTCTCCGACTGCGAGGTGCTGGTATCGTCGTTGAAGGTGGTCACCTCGACGCCACGTTCCTGCAGTTCCTCCGCCACCTTTTCGACCACGGCGCGGGCGCAGTCGACCTCGTCGAGCACTCCAGAGGCACCCCTGACGTATTTGCCGTGGCCCGAGGAAATCACCACCCGGTCATAGACCTGCGCTTCCGGCCCGCGATGCGTGAACGGGAAGATCACCTCGACAGTCTCGTCGGTCATCAGGCCCAGTGCTTCGAGCACAAAGGGCGACACATCCGCTATGCGGTTCGTGTTCTCGTGCGGTCCCCAGTCTGCCGGGTATGCCTTCATCGACTTGCCGGTCTTGGGATTGCGCACCAGCGCCATTTCCTCCAGCAGCATGTAGGGCGGCGTCTCGTCGTAGTCCCAGCGGCAGGCGATGTAGGGCACCTCCGGGTTGAGCCGTCGCGCCAGCCCGCTGGTCCCTTCCGGCTGGTAGGACAGGAACAGATGCGGGGCTGTCTCGACGTCGTAGATGAAGGCCAGCCCCTCGTCGGCGTCGACGCCATCGTCGTCTGGTCCGCCGAACCAACTGACTTTACCCGTGAGGTTTAGCATGATGACGGGTTCCACTTGAGCGCATCGGCCCGCGCCCGCTGGTAGGCAACAACTGAAGCCTGCAGTCCGGCAGACGCACGCCCCGGCTGGCCGTGCGTGTCCTTGAGCCAGCCGGTGAATAGATGCTTGACGTTCTCCTTGAACGCATCGTCAACCGCCGCCAGCACTTGCGCGCGGATGTGCACGCGATCCTCGTCAGTGACGCAGGTCGGCACTGGCGGCACGGTGCCCTGCGCGTAGAGGAAGGTGCCGACCAGCAGCACGGCAACGGAAATGCTGGCGACTGCCCTGATCATGTCAGGCAGTGAGTTGGTATTCTGCCATTAGAGCCTCGCGTCCAGAGCAACAGTAAGACCGGCAACATAGTTTTGCCCCACAGCAATCGCGTTCACATCAATGCGCACATCGCCCTGCGTTGTGGAAGTAAGTGTGTAAGTGCAACCACCTAATGTGGGAGCGTTGCCAATTTGGGCTGCAGTCGGTGCCGCCCGCATTGGCGTAGCGAACTGATTTGAGGTGTAAAGCGCACCTCCAGCAAGCGTTGAATAATAGCCAATAGTACTTATCAACATTCGTTGATAGTATCGCTGACAGATGACGAACTCCTGATCGAATGGCCGCATCACAAATGGCGAGCGCGCGGCGGACGGCGCTTCGTTGCCGGGGAGGACGATGACGCCAGTCAGGCGTGCAACGTCTGCTGCTGCCGCCACAGCGTTTACCTGACCAGAGGCGATAACGTAATTGCCGCCTTGCCAAGTGTTAACGGCGGGGGTGATGTAATTTGAGCCAGCCGCCATCGTAAACGAAAGAAAAATCCCGGCTGTGTTGTCAGCAGCCCAAGTGCCCGCTGTGTCGCCGGGGATGGTGACGGTGTTGTACTGCGCAACGTCGGCGATGTTGTGCGTGTAGGTTGTAACATAGGAGCGGTTGCTTGCACCGTTGCGCGCGCTGACGCTGTAAAGGCCCGTGCGATGATGCGCCGACCAGAAGCCGATGGTGATGGGCTGGGCGTTTGCCGTCCCCCATCCCAGCCGTGCGGCGCGATAACCCTCGATGGGCTGAAATATGAACGCAAGATCACCCGCACCCATCGAAGCCTGTGGTGTGGGAACAGTGTAATAAAGATGGCAAGGAAAGCCGGGAGCAATAGACGCGGCACCCTGCAATCCCGAAAGCGCCATCGACCCAGCCCAAAATATCTTCCAGCCGTCGCACACATAAGTGTTGGCAGTATTGGTGCCGCTCGATCCTTTTTCCTGACTGACCTCCATGCCGCCATTGATCTGCAGGCCGCCCATCATCATCGCGTCGAACGGAGCCGCATAGGCGTTCTGCCGGGCCAGTTGTTGCTGCGCCGGGGTCCACAGTGTCGCTACGTCGGAGCGCACCGCCTTGGTGTCGACCGGATGAACGTGGTCCTCGCGCGTGTAGTTGGTGGCAGCGCCAGCCACCGCAGGCGTGTTGTCCATCAGCGGCAGGGCGTTGCTGGGCGTGCCGGATATGACGCTGCCGCCGACCGTCGTCCACTTCTCGCCGTCCCACGTGTAGACCGGCAGGCCCGCGACGGCAGGCACCGGGTACTTGTCGCCATTGGCGGGCGATGAGGGGAAGTCGAGGGCTGCCATGTCAGGTCCCTCCAGCTTTCTTGTTGACCTGCCCCGAGGATGATTGCTGCACCTGCGCCCTGAAGCCGTCCGCCGTCAGCGGCGGCTGCCCCTCCAGTGCGCGCAGGCGGTTCTCGTGGTCGAAGGCCAGTTCCTCTCCCGGCGTTGGTTCGGGTTCGGGCACGGGCGGCGGCACGTAGGGGTCGGGTACGCCGCCATCTTCCTTCCACTTCAAATATTCAGCATAGTGCCGATTAGCCGGGTCAGGTGGAACCGTCCACACTGTGCCGTCTGCCGTGTCGGTGTAGATGACGGCACATGGTTCTTCGGTTGCGGTGAGTTGATATTCTGCCATCAGAGCCTCGCGTCTAGTTTAAGGGGGGGCGTTCCAGCAGCGCTGATTATCTGCGTTGATACGTTGCTAAATGCGGTGGTGCCGGTGACTTGCAACCCAATAAGTTGCTGAAACACATTGGGGACACTGGTGACCGTCGGTCCAATGGACACGGTGCCACCCCCTCCGACATAAGCGATGCCGGGAAGCAACAGCGTCCACTGCCCCGGTATTGTCGGCCCGACTGGTCCGGTAAAGTTTACCCCGACTAGCGGCAGGCTTGCTGCCACGTTGGTCCGCATTGGACGATTAACAGGAAGCATGGCAGAGGCCCCGCTCGTGGTACCGCTGCAGGGAATGACCCCATCCAACGGCACAAGCTGGAAGTATCTGCGACACGCTTCTAGTTCCTGATCGTAAGGCCGCATCACGAACGGCGAGCGTGCGGCAGATGGTGCTTCGTTGCCGGGGAGGACGGTGACGCCGGTAATGCGGAAAGCGTCGGAGGTTGCGGCAACGGCGTTGATCTGGCCGGGAGCGGCAAGATAGTTTCCCGACAACCATGTGTTTGGTGATGGCGCGATGAGACTGCTGCCGCAACCCAGCGAGAACAGAACCTTTAGCCCGACCGTGTTGTCAATGAGCCAAGTGCCCAACGTGTCGCCGGGGATGGTGATGACGTTGTACTGTGCGATGTCAGCAACATTTTGTGTGTATGTTGCTGAGTAGCTTCGACCATCTGCACTATTGTGAACGGAAACACTGTAAACACCTGTGCGATGATGCGCTGTCCAGAAAGCAATGGTGAGTGGTTGCGCGTTGATAGTTCCCCATTGCAATCGCGCGCAGCGCCATCCCTCGATCCACTGCTGAATTTGTATGTAGTCGTTGGCACCAAGCGATGCTTGTGCTGTGGAGGTGGTAACCAGTAATCGGTAGGGCGTATAAAACAAATTGCCGCCGCTGCCGTCAGCAAGCGCATTAAATCCCATGCTGCCGCCAAACCCAATCCGCCAGCCATCGCAAATATAACCAGCAGCGTTTTGTATGCCCGCGCCGCCCCGCTCCTGACTGACCTCCATGCCGCCGTTGATTTGCAACCCGCCGTACGCCATCGCATCGAACGGTGCGGCGTAGATGTTTTGCCGCGCCTGCTGCTGCTGCGGAATGGTCAGCGACTGCGCCACGTCGTAATGCACAACGGCACCGGGGGCGGTGTCGACGTAGGCCTTGCTGGCTGCGTGCGCTGGTGCGGTCGGCGGCGTGACCACGTTGAGCGGCCCCGTCATGGTGTCGCCCGCCTTGATGACGAAGCCGTTGATGTCCGGCTGCGGCGCGGCAATCACCCACTGCGTCGAGGTGCCGTCGTTGTAGCGGATATAGAGAAGCCCGCTGTCGCTTTCCCACCAGAGTGCTTTATCGGCTGCGCCGACTGGCGGCGTCGGCCCGACCAGCACCACTGCCTGTCCGGCCCCGAAGCGCGGGTCGTCACCAGCCGCCACGGTGCCTGCGACAGTGCCGACGTCAAGGATCGCCGCGCCCTTCAGCCCGAGGTTGGTGCGTGAGGTCGGCGCACTGAGCACATCGGACAGGTTGGCGGAGCGCAGCATGTCGCCAGCGCCGGACCCGGCAGGACCAGTCGCGCCGGTCGGACCTTGCGGGCCTGCTGGCCCGGTTGAGCCCTGCGGGCCGGTCAGCCCGGGAGGGCCCTGCGATCCGGTCGGCCCGGTCGGTCCTATTGGTCCCCGGATGTCGGTCGCAAGACTGATGTTGGTGACGTAGCCCGCCGGGCCGATGTACATGCCGCTGGGCGGCACATCGCCGACGCCGCCGGTCCACGCGACCACCTGTATGACCACCCGGTTGCCGTCATTCACCAAGGCGACGACAGGCAGCCACGTGGTCGGGATCGGAATGATCGCGCCGTCGCTTGAGTGCAGCGAGCGGTTGAACCCGTCCTTGAGTTGCGCCAGCGCGTGCCAGATTTTGTCGTAGGCGATTTCCTGATCGCCCGCATCCATGGTCGACAGCGTGGTGCCGTCGAGGTCTTGGATGAACTGCACGTCGCGCAGGATGGTCAGCACCTGCCCCACGTTCGGCGTGAACTGCAGCGTCACCGTCCCCGCCGTCTCGGTCATCGCCCCGGAGAGTTCGTAATGCGCGTGCTCCGTGAGGACGGTTTCGGTATTGGTCGGCGCATCGGTGAGGATGATCTTGACGTCGAGGTTCGACTGGAAGGCAAAGCCGGTCGAGAACACCCGCGTGATGCCGTTGCAGGTGTACTGGACGCGCGCGAGGTCGGACGAGACTGTCATGCGTCACCCCTATTGCGATGGTACGGCAAAGCCGCCCCCTGCGGTTGGATTTCGTCGCGGCACCACTGAGGGCTTGCCGAAGCGGTCGGGCAGCGGGTCCTGCACCGGGCGTTCCATCGCTGTGGATACCGCCTGCTGGCCCTGCTCGATGCCTTGGCCCTGCAGGTAGGTCGGCAGCTTCTGCGTCTCGCGGTGCGCCTGACCTTTCTTGATTTCGTCGTAGAAGTCGGGGTAGCGCGTCTTTGCCTCCGACATGATCTGCTTCTGCGCCGCCTGCCGGTACGCCTGCGCCCACTCCTTGATGAACAGCGACTTGCCGCTGTCGACGCCCGTTTCGCCGGGATCGCTGCGGGTCTTGTAGATTTGCGAGTAGATCGGGTCCTTGCCGCTGACCACACGGTTGATGAAGTCCTCGAACCCTATCTTCTCGCCGGTCTTCGGGTTGTACTGGAGTTCGTTGCCAGCGAGCCGCCGGTAATAGTCAAGCACCTCCGGGTGGTCGCGGAAGTTGACGTTCACATTCTGGAACGCCGCCTTCCACGCGATGCGCTCCAGCCCGGTGTGCAGCCGCACCATTTCGTTGAAGGCCGGGTGATCGTTCTGCCAACTCAGGCGGAACGGGCTGATGTAGTTGTAGAGTTGCCCGCCGCGCCCGGCAGGCTGCTGCGCGATTTCGTGACCGAACACGTCGCGCATCGGGATCAGCTTGTCGGACAGGCCGGGGATGTCCTTGTAGAGCAGCGCGTCCATGAAGTTGGCGATCTGCCGCTGCTGCGGGTCCATGGCGCTGCCGACCGAACGCGCAAGCCCCACACCCGGGATCAGGTTCATCTGGCTCGATGCGAGGTCGCGAATGTAGGCCCCCATGGCTCCGCCAGCGCCGGTCTTGGCGCTGTCGCTGATGGCACCGAACACCTTGCCCAGCCCCTGCAGGTAGGACTGGTCGGCGGTCGAATAGGCGAGGATCGAGCCCACCGCGCCGCTCCACTCGTCGATGCTGTCGTAGCCCTCCGGGTGGATGTCCTTGTTCGCCATCAGTTCGTTGACCGCGCCCGCGAAGGCGATCATCGGCGCAAGCTGTCCCAGCCCGCTGATTTCCACGTTCAGCTTGCCGATGCGTACCGACATGGGTCGGATGCCCATGCCCCGCTGCGCCTCGCTGTAGGCCTTCTCGCCGCGCATGGGTCCGGTCAGGTGACCGTTGTGGGCGAAGTCGTACAGCAGCGCCATAGCCGCCGACCCGGTGGCCATCTTCGCCAGTGCCAGCGATTGCGCCGCCCCGCCCGAGGCAATGTCGGCCCGCCACTGCTCCAGCGCGGGCGCAATCGGCGAGTGCTCCATCGCCACCCGGAACAGGTTGGTCGGCGTGCGCACGTAGGGGATCATCATGTACATCGGCAGGAAGTTGTTGCGCGCGCGCATGATGTCGCTGGCGAACTTGCCCGGGTTGTTGTTGAAGGTGGCGTAGAGCGCGTGATCGACCGCCGCCAGCTTCACGTTCTCGGGCGGGTTGGAAATCATCGTCGCCACGGCGTCGGCGTAGTCCTTGCCGGTGAGCCCCTGCGCCATCGCCGCCCGGTGCGCCTGCGCCTCGATTTCCCCGGCGTAGCCGATGACCTTGAAGAAGTCGTCCTCCGCCTGCAGGAAGCGCCCCGGCAGCCGCTGCACGCCGCCGACAAAGTCGATGGCCTTGCCGAACGGGCTGTCGGTGAAGGCCTGCGCGGCTGCCGCCGACAGCCGCCGCTGCTGCGCCACCGAGGCTGCGGACACCCCGCGCGCCTGCGCCTGCTCGATGGGCGTGCCGGTCAGCAGCGGCTCGAACTGCCGCTCGCCCGCGGTGAACGCCTTGCCTGCGGTGCGGAACGCCTCGCCCAAGGAGGAAAGCTGGCCGCGCACGTAGGCCATGGCCTCGCCCGGGGCGACGGTTGCCTCCTGCCCCAGTATGGTGGCGAACTTCTCCGCCGCGCTGCGGTCGATCCCCTGCTGGATCGCCATGGCGACGTTGCCGACGATGTTGCGCACCTGCGTGGTCGGTCGCCACAGGTAGCCCATGGCGGTGGCCTCTTGGATGGCGTCTTTCGACCAGCGATACCAGCCGCGCGACAGCGCCGCGTTGATCGCGCCCGGGGGTTTCCCGGCGGCGTTGAGGTCGGTGATCATCTGCGACAGGCGCTTCATGCCTTCTTCGCCGCCATGTTCCTGCAGCAGCACCTGCAGGCCGCGCGCCCGCGACAGCGGTCCTTGCTGGTGCACAACACGCAGTGCGCCGAGCGCGCGGCCTGCCTCCCCGGATGCGCCGAGGAACTGTTCGATCAGCGCCATGTGCGTGATCAGCGCCTCGTTGACCTTCATGGCGTCGACCGCCGAAGCCGTCGGCTTCTGCGCCTCGATGGCCAGTTGCAGGAGCCGCTCGTCGGACGCCTGCATCAGTTGCCCGGCGGCGATGATCTGCTCCGAATTGAGCGCCTGCCCCGACTGCCGCGCCATGAGGTCTTCCGGCAGCAGGCCCAGCGCGTCGGCCATCTGCTTCTGCGTGGCCAGCGTGATCTGCCCGCGCTTGGCGTCACTGATCTTGCCCTTCATTTCCCCGGCGATCTGGCCGATGACGCCGTCGA